GTAGAAGTAGTAGTAAGTGGAGATCCGGGTAGTGCTACTGTAATCAGATTAACTTTTGTTGGTTTAGTACTAGCATAAACTAATTCGTGGGGCTTCGGCCCCACACTTATCAATAGGAGATAATATGAGTGATGTAAAAGCAAGCACAGCATTAACGTCAGATGGAAGACTACAAGGTTCCGTGGCTGGTAGTAATGCTAACCTTGGTCCAATAAGAATAAAATCAATTCAATGTCAATCAAGTGCGGCTGATGGTGAAGTAAAAATTTATGATAATACTTCTGCGGCTGGCGTGATTAAAATTCATTTAAAATGGGGTACAGCAGCGAATGAACCTTTGACTATGAATTTTGACGGAGATGGTGTAAGATTCGAAACAGCAGCTTTTGTTGACGTAACTAACTGCGACTTTGTAGTAGCTTACTATAACTAAAAATGATATCGAGGTCTTCGATGCCGAAACAATTAACAGGTGGTCAAAAAAAGACCATGAAAAAACACTCTAAACACCATACAAAAAAACATATGGCTTCTATGAAAAAAGCTATGAAAAAAGGTAAAACTTTTACACAAGCTCATAAGAAAGCTATGAAAAAAGTAGGTAAGTAATGGCAACGTCCGGAACTAATACTTTTGATTTAGATGTAGATCAGCTTATAGAAGAGGCTTTTGAAAGATGTGGTATAAATTCTAGATCTGGTTATGATTTAAAAAGTGCAAGACGTTCACTTAATATTATGTTGGCTGAGTGGGCTAACAGAGGTATTAATTTGTGGACTGTTGAGCTTAGAACAAAAACACTAACTGGTAGTACAACTAGTTACACTTTAGATTCAGATTTAGTTGACATACTAGAAGCTGTTTTATTTACAACTAGTGATACAACAACAGATATAGAAGTTGATCGTATTAGTCGTGCAGAGTATTTAAACATTTCAAAGAAATCTACAGAGGGTACACCTGTACAATATTTTTTAGAGAGAGGTGCTTCAACACCAACATTATATTTATATCCAACACCAGATGGTGCACACACATTTAAATATTATGGTCTAACTAAAATACAGGATGCTGGTGATTATAATGATCAACTAGAAGTACCAACAAGATTTATACCTTGTTTGTCTTCTGGCCTTGCTTATTATATGTCAGTAAAAAAAGCACCAGAGAGAACACCTTTACTAAAACAATTATATGAAGAAGAGTGGCAACGAGCTTCAGAAGAAGATAGACCACGTTCTAGTTTCTTTGCTACACCAGAGAGAGGTTATATCTAATGGCACATGCTTCGGGTAAATATGCGAAAGCAATATCTGATCGTAGTGGTATGGAGTTTCCTTACAAAGAAATGGTCAAAGAATGGAATGGTTCTTTAGTTCACAAATCTGAGTTTGAAGCTAAACACCCTCAACAGGAAAGACAAAGACACGCGGCCGATGCACAAAGTTTACAAGATGCACGTCCTGCTCGTTCAGAACCTTTAACAGTATTTGTTGGAGGAGTAGGATTTTTTGATTACAATGATTCTATGAAACCAACAACAGATAAAAAACAACCTACAGTTGTATCATCTATTGGTACAGTATCAGTGAGTACATCATAATGGCCGTTACATACGCAGAATTAACAACTCAAATATTAGACTACACAGAAGTTAGTACAGATGTCCTAACAGCTACAAGAACAAATGATTTTATTGAACATGCAGAAAACAGGATATTTAGAGATGTAGATTTAGATGTATTTAAATCTCATCAAACAGCAAACCTTGTAGCAAGTAATGCTTTTTTATCATTACCGGGTGGAACGACACCTACACCAGAATCTCTTGGTACTATTAGAACAATGCAGATATTTTCTCCNAGTGCTACAACGAGGTCATTTTTAGAACAACGCGATATTAGTTATATGAACGAATATTGGCCAGATCGAACGGCAACGGGGACTCCTCGTTATTGGGCGTGGTGGGACCACAACACAATTTATGTTGCGCCTACTCCAGATTTAGCTTATAACGTTGAGTTAGGAATTACTAGATTACCAACAAGACTGTCTAGTTCAAATACAACCTCTTGGTTGGGTAATAATGCTCCGGCACTATTGCTTTATGGATGTCTTGCAGAAGCCTTCAAATTTTTGAAGGGACCAGCGGAAATGCTGCAATTATATGAACAATCATATCAACGTGCCCTTCAAGAGCTAGTTATAGAACAGCAAGGAAGACACCGAAGAGATGAGTACATGCACGGGGCGTTAAGAACTCCTTTGCAATCACAGAACCCATAGGAGGATAAAACATGGCAATAACTCAAGCTGTATGCACAAGTTTTAAACAAGAATTGCTAGTAGGTACGCATAATTTTACAGCTACCAGTGGTGATACTTTTAAAATAGCACTTTATACAAGCTCAGCTTCACTAGACGCAACCACAACTGCTTATTCAAGTTCCAACGAGGTATCAAACTCTGGAACATACACAGCAACAGGCGGAACGCTTACAAGCGTAACTCCAACAACAAGTGGTACAACTGCAATTTGTGATTTCGCTGATATATCTTTTACATCAGCAACCATAACTGCAAGAGGCGCATTAATCTACAATAGTTCAGACTCAAACAAAGCTGTAGCTGTATTAGATTTTGGTGGAGATAAAACATCTACTAGTGGAACATTTACTATTCAGTTTCCAGCGGCAGATGCGAGTAACGCAATATTAAGATTAGCCTAGGAGATTAAATGGCACTAGTCATTAATGATCGTGTAAAAGAAACCACGACAACCACAGGAACAGGGACTGTTTCTCTTGCTGGTGCAGTAACTGGTTTTGAAACTTTTGCTGCTGGTGTTGGTAATAGTAATACAACGTATTATGCTATTGTCCATCAAACAGCAAACGAATTTGAAGTTGGGTTAGGCACACTAGATGGTGATAGTTCTGATTTAGCAAGAACAACTGTCATATCTTCTTCTAACAGTGATAGTGCGGTTGATTTTGCAGCAGGTACGAAAGACGTATTTTGTACAATTCCCGCAAGTAAATTAATATTTGAAGATGCGAATAATGATGCGACTGTAGGACGTAATTTAACAGTAACAGGTGATTTAACAGTTTCTGGTGATGATATTACCATGGGAACAAATACAAACACCGCTATCATGGTTGCTGATGGTACAAATTTTAATCCTGTTGTTCCAAGCGGAGATGTTAGTTTAACTAACGCAGGTGTCTTTGGTATTGCAAGTGGCGTTATTGTTAACGCTGATGTTAATGCAAGTGCGGCTATCGCAATGTCTAAAACTGCTTTCGTTGCAGGGACAGGTGTATCTTTATCAACTAACACATTAAGTGTAGATGCAGCACAAACAGGCATTACATCAATTTTAGCAACAGATGTTAAAATTGGTGAAGACGATGAAACAAAAATAGATTTTGAAACTGCTGATACAATTAATTTTTATGCAGGTAATGAAAAACAATTAATACTTACAGACGGTGCTTTAACACCGGGTGCTGATAACATACTTGATCTTGGTAGTAGCGGTGTCGAATTTAAAGATGGATTTTTTGATGGCACTGTAACAGCAGACGCTTTTGCAGGACCATTAACAGGTAATGTAACAGGTAATGTATCTGGAACGGCTGCCACAGTAACTGGTGCGGCACAAACAAACATTACTTCTTTAGGAACACTGACAGCGCTCACTGTTGATAATATAGCTATTAACGGAGCTACAATTGGTCATACTGATGATACAGATTTAATTACTTTAGCAGATGGTATTGCCACTGTTGCAGGAGAAATATCTGTAACAACTTTAGATATTGGTGGCACTAATGTGACATCTACTGCTGCTGAATTAAATTTATTAGACGGTGTTTCCGGATTAGTACAAGCAGATTTAACTAAACTTGCTGCGGTTGATGCAACTGCCGCTGAACTAAACATTATGGATGGTGGCACATCTGCAACATCTACTACTTTAGCAGATGCAGATAGATTAGTAACAAATGATAATGGAACGATGGTGCAGGTAGCACTATCTGATGTAAAAACGTATTTATCAAGTGCAGGATTTTCGAGTGAAGACCCAACTGCCCTTGCAATTGCATTAGGATAATAGGAGGATAAATGGCTAATACTTTTAAAGTAGTAACTAAGGCAGGTGTAACCAGTGCTGATGTTATCT